CTTATTAACGATAGGAGATGGTATCTTTAGAAGGGATTGTGTCTCTAGTCTACCTCTAGCGGGCGTTCTCGCTGTGCATAATCAGCTACCACCAGACACAAAAAAGGCTAATAAATAACAAGCCAGTTGGTAAAGGCTTGTCAGGGAAATAGGTTTAACCCTATGCCTCTGACTTGTTACTTATTAACCCTTACCCATTATTTAACAATTTCTAAAGAAGTTACCACACTCCTATAGGTACATAGTAAACCTTAATCCACCTTTTGTGCAAGTTTTTCGTGGTGCATATCTATGAATCTATTATCAGCCATGTTTTGAGCTTCTTTCATGCTTGAGGCTATAAAAACAAGCGGCTTATGTTGTACATTTCCTGAATTTGTTGCACACCTTATAGAGTCGTTTAAGTCTCTGGTCTCATCTATAAAATTGACAACAGTTTGTTTTCCTTCAGGGTGGTGCAAAGTCCACATTGAAGGGAATACGTTTCCTCTATCGCCTTCATCATGGAGTAATCTTTTAACATTCTGCAGATGCAAAGCTTCCAATTTTGCTAACTTTTTAATTGTTGATTCTTTAACAAGAACACCAACATTAACACTACCAGTATAATGGTAAAGACTACCTTCATAAGTTTTATAATCTTTCATTTGTTAACCCTCTTATTTAATGTTTATTTAATTTACATTAGTTTATTGACATGTGCAACAAAAAGTTTAACAATAGTGTAACTTAAGTTGAACGCACTAAATAGAAGGGTTTTATATGTTTGATGAGATGACAAAAGAAAATAAAGTTGATGTAGCACGATGGAGAGCCGACCCAAAAATAGGCGGCCGAAGAAAGATGCTAGAAATGCAATTAAGGGAACAGGCAGAGGAAAGAGGTAAAAAGTTTATTTATGCGAAAATGATGGACTACTTAATTGACCTTGGCATGAATGCCCATGATGCTAAGGAAAAGCCAGTTCAATCAAATTTGCCTGCTGAGAAGGCAAAGCCAAAGGCTAAGCGTTTTAACTTTAAACAGGAATTAATCAACCTTGGCGCTAATGCTGATGATGCTCAGCTATTTATGGACGTAAGAAAACAAAAGAAGGCTGTTAACAGTGAGCAAGCTTTTAAAATGTTTGTTGATGGCTTAGGACACTTCACAGTGGCTCAGGCTGTATCCATCTGCGCAGGCGAACAATGGAAGGGCTTTAAAGTTAGTTGGGCTAATAACCTCAACCCCGAGCAGAAGAAACGCTATTCATTCATGGAGATGGCCAGAGGTGAGCACTTGATCGACATTAATCCTGATGAAATTGCCCAACGTGGTAAGGCTTTTGGAGCGCATTGCAAAAAAATATCAGAAACTGAAGATTATGCAGCACAGTTTGATGCTTTAAGAATTGAAGATACGGGAGCGAAATAATATGAACTATAACGATATGATAGCAATGATTGTTTACTTAATGATGGGGGAAGTGTGATGAGTAAAGAAACATTTTTAAGAAATGCAATTGTAAATCTAGAGTCTATGCTAGATGTGGCTAATGCCAAGATTAAACAGCTAGAGGCAGAACTTGAAGAGGAACGCCAAGAAAACGCTTCTTTACGCAGTGGCTCGATAGATGACTATGAAAGGGGTGCAGAGTGATTGAACTACACAATATAGATTGCATGGAATACATGAAAGGACTTGATGATGATGCTTTTGACTTAACAGTAACATCGCCTCCCTACGATAACCTAAGAACATATAAGGATAGTTTAGAATGGTCACAAGATATATGGAAAGCAATCATAAAAGAGCTTTACAGAGTCACCAAGAAAGGTGGTGTAGTTGTTTGGGTAGTAGGTGATGCGACAATAAAAGGCAGTGAAACAGGTACAAGCTTTAAACAGGCTTTATGGGCTATGGAATGCGGTTTTAATCTGCATGATACTATGATCTATAAAAGAGAAGGCCCGCCATTATCACATAACAGGTATGAACAAAAGTTTGAATATATGTTTGTATTCAGCAAGGGCAAACCATGCCGCTTTAATGGAATAATGATAAATTCTAAGTCAGCAGGACAAAAAAGAACCTCTACGATGAGGCAGGATGGTGATTCTTTGAGTAAGAGAAGCGCATCAGGAAGAGTTAAGGATAAGAAATTAATGGGCAATGTTTTTGAATATAGCGTAGGCAATAATTGCTCGACTAAAGATAAAATTGCCCATTCACATCCTGCGATATTTCCAGAACAACTAGCAACCGATCATATTATATCATGGAGCAATGAAGGCGATATTGTCTTTGACCCATTTATGGGTAGTGGTACAACTGGAAAGATGGCTGTTAAGAATGGCCGATGCTTTGTTGGTTGTGAGAAGGTGAAAGAGTATTTTGATATTTCAAAAGAGCGCATAGAAACTGCGCAAATAGATATGTTTTAACTGTATAAATAAACACTACACAAACATAAATTAACTGGTATTATTAACAAGTGGCTAGGCTTAGCGGCTAAAAACAACTTTCTCGGGTTGCGCCACACTTAAACGAGAATCAATAAACCCAAACGAGAATGAGGTTATCAAAATGTTAGAAAAAGAAATTAAATTAATTGAGGATTATTTAGCTGATGAGAACTCAGTCAGTTCTGCTGATCTTTCAGATGCTAGTCAATACGTTTTAAAACTTAGATACGCTCTATACGGATTAGAGAGGGCTTTAGATGAGGCTGTTTCTGGCTATCCTGAGTTTGCAAAGATTAGATATGACGAATACAAAGAAGATATGCAGGGGGCCAAGTGATGAATGATGATTTTAGGTTTAAGCAGCTTAATGATATTTTCAATGGTAAGGGCGACATTGATCATATGGTTGATTATAGCGATTGCTTTAATGTTGACGATGTTACGACGGCCATAGAGAATCTAATAGAAAAAATGTGGTTTATTCCTACTGATTCAATATTAACTAACTTAATCAGGCAGGCTTGTTACGAGTGCTTACATAAGCCAGAAGATGAATATGGCAGAAGGATTGAAATAGTTGACAATAAGATAGTATTGCTTGAAGGGGCTGAGTGATGGAAAAGATATTTAAAGCAAAGCGGTTAGATAATGGTGAATGGTTCGAGTTTGAGTTAAAAGATTTGTTAGGAAATCATAATGAATGTTTATCATTTATCATGGACAAAAACACCATCTGTCAATACACAGGCATAAAAGACAGCAAACGCAATAGAATCTTTGAGGGTGATGAGTCTACAGACGAGAAAGGCAAAAAGTGCATAGTGTTCTTTAATGATCGCACACAGCAGACATGTATTAAGTACTATGATGGCTCAGAGTTTGCGGCTAGATCTTATGTTCTTGAAGGTTTAACCCTAACCGGCCACAACATACACGATAAGGATTAACCTTGATCTGGTTAACAATACTAATACTAAGACACTTAAGGAATAGGGACGATGAATAAGTTTACTAAACAATATCTATTATTAGTTGCTCTTTTAATTGTTGTGACTTTTATGCCTGCTTGCTCATCTGTTGAAGTAGTCACAGAAGATGACAGGATTGAACAGCTAATTAAAACTATTCCTGATGATGTAAAGCTCAGCTTTGTTGATAAGTCATACTTTAAAGGACTATTAGCGGGTAATAACGGCTATTACAATCAATACACTAAAACTATACACAGTGTTTATGATTCTTGTGTGCTAGAACATGAGATATACCATGCAAGGTATGGACTAGGGCACGATCACTTTCCACAGCGTTTAATGCGTTGCGGTGCTTAAATAAATAAGAGGAAATTATGATTAAATTATTAGCATTAACAATATTAACTATTCTAACCGGCTGCGCTTCTGTGGTTAGTGATTCAAACTATGATGTGAAAATAGATAGCTATCCCCGTGGTGCTGATATCACTATTAAGGATAAAAGAGGTAACAACGTTTTTACAGGTCAAACACCAGAGTTATTAAGCTTAGATAGTGGCGCGGGATTCTTTCAAGGTGAGACTTACACTATTGAATACACCAAAGATGGCTACAATACATCATCTAAAGTCATTAACAGTGAATTTGATGCCTGGGTTATCGGTAATATCTTCATAGGTGGCTTAGGTGGCATTATCATTGACGGTGCAACAGGCGCAATGTGGAAGCTAGAACAGCCCTCAGTAAAAATATTAAGAGTTGAAGATGGTTATATAGGCGTTAAATGATGAAAAAAAATGATAAGCAAACTCATTATGGCAAAGGTGACAACGACACACGCACTAAGCCAAGCGTTTATAAGGCTAACTTTGATAATGTGGATTTCAGCAAGCCTAGAGATACCAAGGGCTTTACAATGCGTGTTAATGGTAAAGAGGTTAAGTGATTAATAGTATTTAACTATCACATTAGCCTTATTGATAAATAATAGTTATTATTAAGTTAATATTTGTGGGTTATTTGTGGGCTAATGGCTAGATCAAGCACAACAGTTGATAAAGAAACAAGAAAAAAGCTACCTAAGAGGGGTAAGGCTAAACGCACGTTAATACTTGATGCGTTAAAGCGTGCAGGACACTCTGAGGAGGCTTTCTATGATTTATTGGTAGAGAGGGCTATTGACCAAGATGATAGCTTTGCATTTACTGAATTATGGAAAAGATTCCATCCGATTGAAAAAGCTACATTCCCCTCCTATGAATTTGAGTTGCCGACAGGAAAGACAGCAACCAAGCTTAAACAGGCAGATTCAATAATAAAAGCTATCGGTAACGGCTCTATTCCTATTGATGCCGGTAAGATGCTAATGGATATCATTAAAGACGCGGCAAGCATTGAAGAGCTTGAAATACTCGCTGAGAAAGTAGCCAAACTAGAGAAGCTATATGAGCAAAGCATTAGCAAAGAAGATTGATAGCTTAGAAAGTCAGCTTACATCTTTTGCAGGCTCTAAGCAGTCTCAAGTCTACGGCTTGTTTGATGCTAATGATGGCCATGTTAAATCTATAAGCTATGTCGATAACGTATGGCAGGAAACAACAGAGCCTTATACGGTAACTATTCCCCTCAAACTTGAGCCAATGCTTACAAGGCCTAAGCGATTTATTATCGTTGTTGGTGGCCGTGGTTCGGGTAAGTCGCAATCAATAGCAGCAATCGAAGCGGAAAGGATTAACACGCTAGGCATTAAAGTCGGTTGCTTTCGTGAATTTCAGAACTCTATTGAAGATTCAGTATTTTCTATCATACAAAATCAAGTTAACCGCATTGGCTTAGAGGGTTTTACTTATCCAAACTCATCAGCACGCCATGTTAACGGTGGTGGTGCTAAGTTTCGAGGCTTAGCCCGTAACCCTGAATCAATGAAGTCTATGGATGGCTTTAAGGATTTTTGGGTAGAAGAGGCACAAACAACCAGTGAGAAATCTCTTAAGCTATTAACGCCTACAATGCGCTCCAAAGGTGGTCGGTTAATCTTTAGTGCTAACCCTGGCAGTCAAGAAGATGCTTTCTCTAAGCGCTTCATAATGCCATTTAAAGAAGAGCTAGACCGTAACGGCATTTACGAGGATGACTTGCACTTAGTTATCGTAATGAATCACAGTGATAATTATTGGTTTCCTGAAGAACTAGAGCAGGAAAGGCAATGGGATTATGACAACTTGCCAAGGGCTTTGTACGATCATATATGGGAAGGTGAATTTAATGACTCTGTAGAAAATGCTATAATACCTGCAGAGTGGTTTGATGCTTGTATTGATGCTCATGATAAATTGGGCTTCAAAGCACAAGGGGCATTGATAGCAACACATGACCCGTCTGACGGTGGCGATAATAAAGGCTATGCTTTAAGACATGGCAGCGTGTTTATTGATATACAAGAAAAGACTGACGGAGATGTTAACGAAGGCATGGACTGGGCTTTAGATAATGCAATCGCTTCTCATGCTGATTTCTTTGCTTGGGATGGTGACGGAATGGGCGCACCTTTGAGGCGTAATGCTGATGTTGCCTTAGAGGGTAAGAAGTGTTCGCCTGTCATGTTTAGAGGTAGTGAAGGGCCATACATGCCAGAGGCTATCTATCAGCCTGCAGCTAATACTGTTATCAGACAATCAGCCAAAATAAAAGACGTATTTCGCAATAAGCGCTCACAGTGTTATATTAGACTTCAAGATCGTGTTTACAATACATACAGAGCTGTGGTACATGGTGAATACTGTGACCCTGACGAGATGATTAGCTTTTCATCATCAATTAAATGTATGGGTAAGCTTCGTAGTGAAGTTTGTAGACTACCATTAAAGCCAAACGGTAACGGTTATATTCAGATTATGAGTAAACCAGAAATGAAAAAGCTAGATATTCCCTCCCCTGGCCTATCTGACTCTGTGATGATGTCGTTAGGCGATTTTATTGTAATGAAGAAGAAAGAGAGCAGAGCGCCAAGGCCTAGGAAATTACACAGATGACAAGCGATGATAAGCACGTAAAAATTCTGCACAATCACGATATGGACGTATCGGCACAGTCTACGGTTAGAGATGAGCGCATACCTGACTTAACCTTTGCTCGTTGGTCACAGCTTGATGACTCAATGGATGAAGCCTGTACAACAGAGTTTATGGGTGAGTTTAATATCATTAGCCGTGAACGTAAGGCCATACAAGCAGAGTTTAGGCAAAACGAAGTAGAAGTCGATTTCAGAAGCAAAGACGACAATGACGAGCTAGATAACATCATGCAAGGTATGTATCGAACTGATGCCGCTAGGAGTCGCGCTAAGCAGTGCTTTAAGATTGCCCAAGACGATGCAATGGATTGCGGTTTTGGTGCTTGGCGTATTCACACAGAAGAGACAGACCCAGAGGATAGTTTGTCCACTGAAAAAAATGTTGCCTTCTCTCCTATCCCTGAAGCTATCCGCACAGTTTTCTTTGATGTTAACTCTAAGCTCTACGATAAATCTGATGCCATGCGATGTAGTGTGCGTAATTCATACACCGAAGATGCTTATAAACAATTCCTAGAAGATGAGGGTATCAGTGAAGATGAGGCAGGCTTTGTATCGTTTGCCGGTCCTTATCAGTCTATCTATGAGACTTACAACAGCATTAAGATGAATAACCCGTTGTACTCTGAGGGTGCAAAAGAAATCACCCTGCTTGAATACTACGAAGTTACATTCGATAAAGAATGGGTTTATCAATATATCGAGATGGACGAACGAGGCAACAGTAAGATTGTTGCTATACCTAAGAAAGAAGCTGAGTCTGCAGAGAATGACCGAGGCGAGCCACTTAATAAAAAGCGTGTTGAAGTTAGGGTATGTAAGAAGTATATCTCTAATGGCGTTAAGATTCTTAAGGAGTCTATTGTACCGGGTGGGCATATCCCCATTATTCCATTGTATGCAGAGCGTAACTTCATAGATGGCGGCATTGAGAATTTCTACGGTATTGTTAAGACTGCGAAAGACCCACAGAAGCTGTATAACGCCACGTTTAACTATCTAACATCGTTAATGATGTATTCGCCTATTCCTAAGCCTGTTTATGATGAGCGTGAGATAGAAGGCTTTGAAGATGATTATGATGGCGCTAATAGTCATCAACTAGCCTATAAGCGTAAGCATAAGTATTACAAGGATGAAAACACAGGTGAGATGCTAGCCTTTCCTCCTGAATACACGCAGCCTGCACAAGTACCACCGGCAGTAGCTCAGCTTATGCAACAGCTACCGGCATTGACTGACAGCATCTTAAACCCTGGCGTGACTGAAGATAGCTTTAATTCAAATATGTCTGGCGTTGCTTTACAGCAAGTCAACGAACAGATAGGCATCATGCGTTACATTATGCTAGACAATTATAGCGAGTCTATGCAGCGTTGCGCAGAGGTCTATGCGGCTATGGCCACTGAAACTTTTGATACACCGCGTAAGGTTATTATTACCAATCCAAATGGCACTACAGCCATTAAAGAAATAAATAAACCTCAGTTAAGCATGGTTCTTGCTAAAGAAGTTATTATCAATGAGATTGAAGGCGCTAAGTTTAATATCTATTCAAAAGTTGGCCCA